CCTGGTCGCCGTCGGTTTGTAATCCAGAATCAGAAGACTACCGAGCATCTCCACCTAAAATTTGGAACTGGATGCACAACGACTGACTACCACTACACTTTGCTGAGCGCCGCAACCGCTGGCGCCCACGCATCATCCCTGACTTTTGAAGGCTACACTGGCGCGATCAGCGTCGCTACTGCCACCGGAACCCCGTCCTACACCTTTGCTGAATTTGTCTGACCTATGTCCACTCCTTCGATCCAAACCCTTATTACGCAGGCTCAACAGGTTCTAAACCTGAAGTCTACCAATGAGATCCGCGCCACGCTTGCCGCCGTACTTGCTAACGCAAACGTAGGCACCCCGCTCAATCCGAACCTGACCACGCAACAGCTGTGGGACGAGTTCTACGAGATCGTTCGCCAGCCAAGCGACGACATCATGTCGATCGTCGTCGATCAGATGATGCGGATGGTGTTCTCCCCGCCGGCTCCCGGTGGCGCTGGTGCGGATAAGCAGGTGATTTTTAATGATGGTGGGGTGTTGGCGGGGGATGCTGGGTTGACTTATAATAAGACTACGGACACTTTTGAGGTTGTCGGAAATGGAGCTAATGGAGTGCGTGTTAGTCGCACTGGTCTACCGACTCAGTTCGCAACGCTGTCTGCCGGTGCTACTGGACCAACGCTCAACGCTTCATCCGCACTCGGATCATTGACGTTCGGTATTGCTGGCACTGCTGCCACCGCCATGACCCTCGACTCTAAGGGGTTGGGTGTGGGTGGAGTTGCAACGGGAGATGCACCGATCATTTTGGTCGAAGGAACCGCTGGCTTGTATGCTAAATTCAACTCCAAGGTAGGAGCAAAAACATGGTCCGCTGGATACCGCTCTGGAACGTTTCAGTTTGAGATTCAGGAGGATGGAACAACTCGTTTTGTTATACAAAATGGTGGAAATGTTGGGGTTGGAAACATTTCTGCATTCGGTACATCTGCGGTTGGTGTTATTGGTATCGCAAATGGAACCGCTCCAAGCACCTCCCCTGCTGGTATGGGTCAACTTTACGTCGAGTCCGGTGCGCTGAAGTTCCGTGGAAGCTCTGGCACAATCACCACAATCGCAGCAGCCTAATTTAAACGACTATGCCCACCATCCTCTGGATCATCGAACGCCTTCTCGTCAAACCCACCGAAGGCTCCCTTACCGATGTCGTAATCACCGCCGATTGGCGTTGCAACGGCACTCAGGATCAATACAGCGGCACCTGCTACGGCTCCTGCTCGTTCGCTCCGCCGTCTGGTGAGTTCACGCCATACGAGGATCTGACGCAGGAACAGGTGCTTGGTTGGTGCTATAGCAATGGAGTCGATCAAGCGGCTATCGAAGCCAACGTCTCGTTGCAGATCGAGAATCAGATCAATCCGCCCGTGGTGACGCTGCCGTTGCCGTGGAATCCAGTTGCGGAGATCGTTCCTGTCGCTGAAGTTCCCGTCACCTAATATGGAAATCACCGTAAAACTCACTCAAGAACAAGCCAACGGTTTGCTGCAACTCATCGACATTGCAGTCAAAGCTGGAGGCATTCAAAACGCCAAAGTTGCTTTGCCGCTTGTTGATCTAATCGTCAACGCCGCACAACCTAAATCCGAGTAATGCAAATACTGACGCTGAACCTCGACCCCGTATCCGCCAAGGCTCTGATTGCGAACCTTCAAGTCGCGATCAGAGTCAATGGCTGGGACGTTGCTCGTACTGCGGCGCCGATCATCGACGAACTCCTGCGACAAGAAGCGGAGTTCAAAGCCTCTCAAGCCAAACCTGAGTAATGGAACCAACGAACAACGGTAGTGCCAGCCCAGGGTTAAGCCTAGCAGCAGCAGCAGGTGCTACCGCTGCATCATTCCTGCCAATCCTCACCGACTGGGTTAGACTTATAACCGCAGTGGTTGGCTTAGTTTGCGCCTGTTACGCCGCATATCGCTTATTTCGATCCAAATGAAAAACACAAAAACAACTCTCGCTGGCATTGGTGCAATCCTTATCGCTGTTGGAGGCGCCCTACGGGCCACCTTCGACGCCGATCCCAGCACCAACATCGACATCGCTTCGACCATTGCAGCGGTGACCGCCGGCATCGGTCTTATAATGGCCAAGGACGCCGAGAAGACTCCTGTCGTTCCTCCGGTTTGAACTGGATCTACCAACTCGTGAAGGCTCTCTTGGATTTTCTCCGAGAGACGCCTGCACCAAAAGTGGAAGATGGAAATGCACCAAAGCCTCTCAAGAACGATTTGGCTGCTCGTGTTGCCGATCTGCCTGGGTTGCCAGCAGACGAAGGTAATCCTCGTTCCTAGCGGTGATCCCGTGATGCTAGCAGAGCCCGTCCGCGCTCGCGTCTACGCGTTTGACAAGGACGGTAAACTCTCTGGGCCGAGTCGGGTTACCCTTCCAGCTGGGTGGTACGTACTACCGAAAGCCAAATGATTACCTACCGAGGCCAGAAATTTGCCGGGTACAACAAGCCGAAGTCTACGCCAGGCGCCTCCAAGAAGTCCGCTGTCTTGGCTAAGGAGGGCGGGCAAGTAAAGCTCGTGCGCTTTGGTGATCCGAACATGACCATCAAGAAGCACATCCCGAAGAACCGTAAAAGCTTTCGTGCCCGGCATGGTTGTGACACACCGGGCACGAAGCTCTCTGCGAAGCACTGGAGTTGCGCCGCCTGGTAGCTCAGTACGCCGACGGCAGCTCGTCGATCGCGTCTTCAGCACTCTTAGGAGCTATGCGCGTCGCAGTCGAAGTCCCCTCACCCTGACCGGGTTCCGAGGATCGGACCTTTCCAACCTTCTTCTCCAACTCCGCTACCTTTTGCTGAAGACGGATCACTCGCAGGCGCTCACGGCCGTAGGCCCGAGCACGTAGGGCAACCTGTGCCTGAGCCTTCGTAATGAGGTCAACCTTGTCCTCGTAGCCCATGTCAGCATCGACGCCCTCGCCTTTCAGCGCGATTCGGATCAGCCGATCGCTCTCGTCCAGGAGCTTGTTGCCATCATCGTCACCATCTTCCCTACCGAACAGCTGCGGGTGGCTCTTTTCGTAATCCGAGAACTGCGATTCAAACAGCTCACGCGAACGAGATTGACGTCCTTCCACCTGCTTCGATCGCTCAACCTCACGCTGCGCTCCCTTTTCCTTCCATTCAGCGATGGACTTATCGCGAGACTGAGTAAGTTCGAGTAACCGACGGCGGTGGGCCATGATCTCGGGCGCAGCTGGCCCGAACGTCTCCTGAGCGATGATCGCGGCCTTGGCGACCGGCACGTTCAAAATCGCCATGATATCATGGTGACTGGCGTCGCGCTCAGTGCCATCGGCATCAGTGACGCGGATTCCGTCAATATCGCCTAGGGCGGTCTGCCACGCTTCGCGCAGAGGGGTCTCGTACTTCTGCTTGTACTCACCAGAACGCGTGTAGTTTAGATACCGCACCTCGGTGTCCAGCTCCTCGGCGTTCTTCCGGATGGAATCCATCTCGGCCTTCAGCGACTTAGTAGCCTCTTCGACTTCCTTCCGAGTGCCTTCGGACCTAGCACGCTCAAGCTCAGAGACCTTAGCCGCGAAATCATCGCGCTCTTTCTTGGTCAAGTCGTACTGCTCGCGGAACTGCTTGATGGACGTGGGCTCAGGCTTGGCGGGCTCAGCCTTAGCGGTCGGCGCTGCTTCATCCTTCTTGGGGGTGAACTTATCGAGGTTGAAAAAATCCTCGTTCTTGGGCTTGGCAAGGTCAGCAGGTGCAGGGGCCGTAACTTCTGGCGCGGATACCGCAGGCGCAGGAGCTATTTCTTGAGGAGCCTGCTGGGACGGTGACCCCATCGGGTTGTCCAGCCCACTGCCTTCAATGGCGTCAATGCCAGCAAACGCGTCAGCGTAATCCGCCCCGCGATCAGTTGGGGCATCAGGTGATAATAGGATTCTCATTCGAGGTTTTGAGTGGTGGTCGGTTTTTCTTTCCGCATCTCTGCCAGCCCGTTGAGTTCATCAATCAAGGCTTTAGCCCCCTGTCTGCGACAGTTGGCATTCCATCCATGTTGAGGATTCTCTGAGGCTGGCAGGTTCCAGCAGAAATTATTGAACGCAACGAGTAGGGCAGCTTGTAAGTCCTGATTATCCAGGAGGCGCTTAAGCTCGTTGAGGCGCTGTTGGTTTTTTTGAAACTCTTGTTTTGGGGTCATTGGTTGAGAATATTGGCCTGAGTCTTGAGATCCATGGCGGCAATGTCTGCGCGGGTAAGAGCGCCTTTACGCTGAGCTTCAGCGATCGTGCTAGCATTCTTGCGCTGCTGATCTTGATCGAAGGCGACCTGCTTCTGAGTCCGCTTCTGTTCGGAGTTTGCCGCAGCAATTTGTGACTTGGACTGCGCGGTGATAAGCATCGCCTGGATCTTTGCAGCCGTCTCGGGGTCCATTCCGTTGCCAGCTGCGCCGGCTTCGGCCTGAGCCTGAGCCTGCTCTTGAAGGCGCTGCACGTAGCCCTTGATGTAGTTTGAAGCCTGGCCGATGCCGTCGTTGTAGAGCTTGATGTTCTGCTCCTGGCCCGGGTCCTGAGAGATTAACTGAATCTGCTCCTGGATATGCTGGATTACGTTGGCCAATCCCAGCACGCGATCCATCGTGGTCATGCCGCCACCTTCCTTTTCAATACGACCAATGGCGCCACCAAGCATCTGAAGCAGCGTCTGGATGTACTCGGGGCGATTGAGTGCGCTTGCGATAACGACAGGTTGACCGTCGATAAGCGTGCCCCACGCCAGGGTAGCGCGTTCGACAGCCGGGGAGACCGGCTTGTTGTCGATCGGAGCCAAGCGATTTGCCAGAAGGGGATCATCAGTGTTGGCCTCGACATACATGTGCACAACCTCGGCCTGAGAATCCGGAGCTAGCAGCGGTCGGATAGCCATCAGGCGGTCAGCCTGAGCGATCTCCAGCATCTTGTTGCCGGAACCCATGACGCGCTCGGGCATGATGTCCCATGCGTCGAGGTTGTTCCAGACGGAGGGATCGACTCCGTCCGCCTCGCACTTGCGACGGAACTGTTTGCAGTCGGGATGGTCGATCGTGCAGAACCGGCGAGCGATCTCACGGTACTGGAAATTCTGCTGAGTGTAGGCGCGTGTTAGCATGGAGCCCATCAGCGCGTTGGCGTTGTTCACGCGAGCCATAACCTCGGTAGCGGTCAGCTCTTTCGATGATCCGTCATTCACGTCCTGCGTGTAGGCAGCACTCGACTCAGACATGATCTGGCGGTGCATCGCCATAGCGCCGGACAGCATCGGGTAATCGACAACGTGACGCTCAGATTGCGGAACCCAGGAGAGGCCCTCGGGAATCACGCCCATGTTCACCAGGTCGATCTTCTCCATCCGTTCCATGTCACCATCAGCGACATTGCGGAAGAGCCAGAGCATCTGCTCGAAGACTGAGTCGGTGAATTTACAACGCAGGCGATTTTGGAGGTGGCACACCGCATAAAGCAGGTAGCCAAGGGAACGCACCGAGTGCCAGCGGAACGGCGGAACCACAGCGCCGTCAGCGAACTGGATGTGCATCAGCTCAAAGATATCCCGGCCGTAACAGCGATCGCCGGCATCGAAGAGCCATTGGCCAGCGGTCTGCATATTACCGATCCCGCTGTTGTACTGGTCAACGATGATGCGGCGGCGCCAAGAAGGATCGTCGCTGGTCGTGTCTAGGAAGTAAAAATCGTAGCACCGCAGCACCGGAGTCGCATCGGAACCCCAGTAACCAGAGTTCTCCTTGAAGTCTTCCTCAACCTTTTCAGGGAAGTATTGGCCGGACCAATCGTTCACCTGGAGACTCGATGCCTCGCGCTGGATCATCGCGGCCAGCAGCTCGTTCACCAGCTTTAGGTTCCAGCCGGGATCGACGTTCTCACCGCGAGTCATGCGGATTAGGTCCGCAGCTGTGAAGGAGGTGTAGATCGCGAAGTGCGACATATTCTCCATCGTGGTCAGCGTGTTCGTAGGAACCAGAATGTCTTCAGTTCCACGGGCCGACGGGCACCATTCACGGTCACGCAACCAAGTCACCGGCCCAATGCCGTGAAGAACCGTCGCGGCAAACTGAGATTCCAAGACCGTGGAATACTTCGGAGACCGCTTCATCACGCGGTTCAACTGCTTGGTGATGATGTTGCCCCACTCGGTGCGCTTATCCCGGGGGCCGGTATCAAGGCCCACAGAAAAGTAATTCTGAGGCTTCAGGAACGCGTTCGTAAACTGCTGGCGTGCCGCATGAATGATGCGCGTACCTTCCAGGAAGTTGACGTTTGTCTGGATCTTGTTGTCGCGAGCCTCCTCTTCGCTGTATGGAGGATTACCGTTAAAGGTAGCGTTAATGCGAGCGCGATTGCGAGAACGAGGCTGTTCAGCCTCTAGCATCGCACTAACAACATTCCAGACTCTACTTGGTTCTTTGAAACTCATATTGATCTCAGATTGCTTTCCGTTCCTGCGAAATCCAGCATTTATCAGGCATTTCACGATCGCCTAGGTAACTCAATGGCACCCAGACCTTGAGCTTCAGGTAGCAGCCGCAGACTTCGCAGGTGCCAGCATTAGACTCACCTTGAAGGATCATAGCCATGTCGTGGCGCAGTTGCTCCTGCTCAATGATAACCTCAGCGACAGTCTTCTCGATTGCGTCTGGCTTGGTGGGTTTGTTGTGCAGGCAGTGCAGACACGTATCAAGACGATGCTGCGCTACTGAGCGATCAACGGGAATACCGCCATCGCCCAGCCATTCCGCAAGAATCCTTACCCCTTGCGCCGTATTTTTAACCCTTTCCACCGCACGAGCGACAGCCTGATACCCTTGGTTGAGCATTGGTTTGAGTGGATTGAGTTGTTGTTTGCTGGGGAAAACGAGCTTTTGTGTAGGCTTCCAGATCACTCACCGCTTGTTCAAATGACGATGGAAGGTGGTTGGCAATCCTGTGCTGCTGGATCAATCGCGCCATCGAATGAAAATCGTAATTCATCGGGTTTGGCGCGGTCCACTTGGTTGCGGGTTCGTAGAACTGCCATCCACCGTTTGGAAACGTGTTGTAATTCATGCTGCCTGATTTTTAAAACGGCAGATCATCGGCGTCGAGATCAGGCTTCGGCGCAGTCGGCGCGGACTCCTGGCGCGGCGCGGACGTGGCACCTTCGCTACGTTCCTTAAGAAACTGGAAGGTTTCGATCATAATCCGCGTGGTGGATCGCTTGTCTCCGGTCTTCTTGTCGTCCCACTCTTCCCGGGTTAGGCGCCCTTCAATCATCAACGGATTACCTTTCCTGACGTATTGAGCGAGCGTTTCAGCCTGCTTCCCGAACGCCTTGCACTCAGCAAAGTACACGTCTTCCTTTTCCTCACCGGCCTCGTTCTTCCAGCGGCGATTGACGGCCAAGCTCAGGTTGCAAACAGCAGTCCCTTTTGGAAGGTGTTTGAGTTCTACGTCTCGGGTGAGGTTGCCGATCAGGATGACTTTGTTGAATGATGCCATAAGGTTAGGAATAGGTTAGCGAATGCTCAGTATCCATCGTGCGACGCTTATCTGACAGACGTGTCAGCCACTTTGGTGTCTGTCGCTTGACAATACCAACCCCCTGCCCGCCTGCAATCTCAAATCCCGTTCTGCGAGCCATTTCGAGTGCGACCACAAAGGAGTCCCATAAATCAGGGGATCGGCCCATGCGTTCCTTGGTTTTGTGCTTGGGCTCCACGTCGATCAAACCAGTGCGGGAGATTCCCCATTCGCGCATCGATCCTTCCTCGGCGACTTCCCGAGGGAGTTTCCTCAGCTGCTTGGATTCAATCAGCAGGCGCGACGAGTACCAAAGGGCTGTGACCATCTTGCCGTAGGCTTCCCGCTCAGTCTTCGGATCACCTTTCCGAACAGGGCGATCCGTTGGCCGACCACCAAACTCGATCGGCACCACCTCGGGCGACCACAGGCGGGCAAACGCAGACATCAGCGTGCCGCGTCCGGTGGAATCGAATCCCACTTGATTAGGTGGGATGTTGCGCTGCTTGCAGTAGAGAAGCACGTACTCGGCAATCTGCTCCTCTGCCTGCTGCGCTTTGACGGCCGTCACAGGGATTACGATCGGGGCCTCAGCGAATGCTAGCACGATGCGTCCAGTGCTGTCCGGGCCGTACTGAAGGTCGATCATAACGCATCGGTCACCACCGATGCCTGAGTACGCCGCGTCGATCCCGATGATTCGTGTGATCTTGTCGGCGCCCTGCCAAACAATTTCATCGAACGCCTGGTTCTGCTCGCATAGCGACATGGTGACCACGCGCCGTGTACCGCCGTCTCGGGGCAGCAGCCCGAGGTTCATCATCGAGAACTGCAACGAGTCTCGGCCGTAGTAATCCAAGTCCGCCTGAATCTGCTCTGGCGTGATGATGCCTCGGTACGGATTGGTGCCTTTCGGGAACTTTGCGTTCGGCGTGTCGTATCCGCATAGCTGGACAGCAACCCCTCCTGGCGCCCGCGTTCTCCAGGTGCGTGTTTGCTCAAGGTATTCAATGCCTTCCCAACCGCCCATCGTAGAGTGCGGCTCACAGACAACCCCGAGCGCGTCGTTGCGATCCTTGGGATTCCCCATCGCGATCAGCTTGAACTCAGGATTCTTGCGAAGGTTGGCGACTGAATCGAGGAACCCTCGGCTCATAAGAGACGCCTCGTCTGCAATCAGCATCACTCGATCGTTCTTGAGCCCGACGTAGTTCGAGAGACCAACGAACGTGCCGCCGACCTTGCACGCTACACCGATGATTCCGTCTCGGAAGTCCTGCGCCTCGGCGTCTTGGTCAGAACTGGTCAGGATAAACCGGCTCTCGATAACGCGCCCAGGAAGCCATTCCCGGCGAGCCTTTGCCTTGTTGTGCAACTCCTTGATCGAGCCCCAGATTCGCAGCTGAAGACCCTCACGCGTAGTTGACGACATGATGATCGAGGTGCCGGTGGGGTAGATGTAGAACGTGCAGAGCCCAAAAGCTGCGGAGGTGTAGGTCTTGCCAGATGATCCTGGGCCCATGATTCCAACCTCTTGATTTTCCGCGAAAGTCTTAATCAGCAGGTCAGACCAGATGTGCCAATCGAAGTGAGGCCAAAGCGCCGTCATGGCCGCTTTGAAGTGATGATATTTCCCGCATCCGTACTTGACGCCACCGGACATTATGTAACCGCCGCGACGAACCATTTCGGCTTCGATGAGAAAACGGTCTTTTGTACGCCACGGTATAGACAGGTAATCTGGGCTTTCATTCATCTTGCGGGAATGCTGCTGCGGCCTTTCAATACGTTCAAGCGTCATGGTCGCAGAAAAAAATCGCATAGTAGATGGCCTCCTCACCGCTGAAGGTGGGGTGGATAGCGGTTTTTCGCCCTCACTCATTCAACCGAACCAGCTAGCATGGGCGGTAAACACGACGGTGCGCGGAGGATTCCCGAAAGCGCGACCTGGGATTTGGACCCAACTGCTGACTTTTGACGATCCAAGCGTTCTCTACAACGGAGGTTACTACAACGCTGCGGTGCAATCGGGATTTAAAGAAGGCCAGTTCCAGGGGTGCGGAACATACGTTTCTGATAACGGAGACCCTTACATTTTTGCGTCGATTAGCGGCAAGGTCTTCAAGATCGACATCGAAAATAAATTTAAGGTCACCGATCTCTCCGCAATCGCTTCGCAGTTTGTCGTTTTTACCCGTGGTCGCGTTGCCAATGTTGCGACTTACGTGACTGGTGGAGCGCACGGGCTTTTCCCTGGCATGGTAGTAAGGTTGCCGGAGGTTCCTGGGGCTACCTCGCCAGCTGGGTTCTTTGGGGACTTTATTGTCCAAAACATCCCGACTTTTGACAGCTTCACGACATACTCTCCAGGAGCTGATGTTGGGCCATTTCTAGGGCCAGCCTTTTTTGGCTACCTGCTTTCAACCAACAATCCCAGCGCAGCTCACGTTTACTTTCAGCAGGCGGAAAACTGGCTGATTATTCAAGATCAACAGAATGCTCCGTATCTCTACGATGGAACTTCGTTGAGACGAGCATTAAGTGATGAGGTTCCAGTTGGGGGTCCGATGGCTTACGGAAAAGGACGCCTTTGGGTAGCCAGTGGATCGGAATACTACGGTGGAGACTTAGTCTACGGAGATCCTGCTTACGGCCGGGACAGCGTGATTCGATTCACCGAGAACACATTTATCAATGAAGGCGGTGCCTTTGCGGTCTCAAACGGCCCGATCACGGGGCTGGCATTCGCGGCCAACCTGGACACGTCCCTTGGCGACGGAGACCTACTGGTGTTTACCCCGACCGCCACTTACGCGTTTAACGCGCCTGTGGACCGGGATGTTTGGAAGGATCTCAGCTATCCAATCCAGCGATTCGCGCTCCTGAACTTCGGATCGTTCAACCACGAATCCATCGTGCCGGTAAACGGCGACCTGTTTTTCCGTGCTCAGGACGGCATCCGATCGTTGATCTACGCCAGACGCGACTTCACTGAGTTTGGAAATACACCGATTAGCCGGCAGGTTACTCGTGCGATAGCTTACGACACGGAGTTTTACCTGACCGCAGCCAGCGCGGTAAATTTCGACAACCGGATGCTGATGACCATTCAGCCTCAGAAGGTCAACGGTAGAGGCACGGTACACCGAGGAGTCGTAGCCCTAGACTTCGATCTCGTCTCCGGAATGGGCCGGAAGCTGCCGCCGGCATGGGAGGGTGTATGGACTGGAGTCGATGTGTTCCAGATGCTGACGATCCGAATCCAGAAACAAGAACACTGCTTCATGTTTGGACTGAATCAAGGGGACATCGGTCTCTTTGAGGTCACCAAGAACGGCCAGTTTGACTTCGATGGATACGATGATGCTCCGATCGAATGGACCATTGAGACCCGGTCGATCACGTTTGGTGAACCTACAAACAAGAAGCGCCTTGTCAGCGCCGAGCAGTGGTACGACCAGGTGATGGGCGACATTGAATCAAAGGTCTACTTCAAGGCTAACGAGGGTGAGTGCTGGCATCCGTGGGCCGAGATCAAGGACTGCGCGAAGTACCGCAACTGCGAACCAGGCGAGATTTCCTGCCCTCCTGCGGTGATCAACTGCCAGGAGGTCAAATACTACCAGCCCCCTGCAAGATCGCGCATTGCCCTACCGCAGCCTCCGGACAAGTGCGACGTGCAGACCGGGGGATTTACCCGCGATGGCTATGAGTTCCAGCTTCGATACGTCAACACCGGCCGCTTCCGCCTCAAACGTGTGGCGATGGTTGCTCAACGCCTTCAAGAGGATATTTACGGCGATCTCAGCCGCGTCGCGTGTCCGCTACTCTCCGAATAGTATGCCATCATACAATCCAGTCGATTACGGCGCCGATCCCTGCGGACTAAGAAACAGCGCGTGGGCGATCAGTGAATGCTTGAATCTCACTGGCAAATGCCATTTTCCGGTTGGCACGTTTCTGCTTGGATCGAGCCCGGGAGCGAAGATTATCAACCGTGTCCGCACCGGAGGCGTTGCGACGTTCAACACCTCTACTGCCCACGGACTGGTTGTTGGAGAGAAAATTACGCTGTACGGTTTTACGGACCCTACGTTCAACGGACCTGACGGAAATCCCGCAACTTATTATGGCTTCCGCGTCGATGCAACCCCAAGCTCAACTACGTTTACAGCAACGGTTCCTGGACCAAACTCTGGATTGGTCACCGAAGATGGATGGATAAACCTTGTTGGCGGAGGATTTACATCCTCAATTCTACTTGGATACGATGCGGCGATCAACAATATTGAGATCACTGGTCAAGGCGCAGGAAAAACTATCCTTAAGTTTGCAGATCATACATCGACAAAGATATTTGATTTGTATGGGTTAAGCGCCCAGATGATTAAGACTATCGGGACCGCCACTGGATCAGGAGTTGTTGGAGTTCCTTTAAGCGTAAAAGGAAACCCAGCAGATGCTACAAATTGCAAAAATACTTTAATACAAGGTCTTACTATTGATGGAAATTACAGAAACAATTCCGTTGCTGATGTTAAAATAGTATCAGTTCAGAGAACTAACGGAATAAATACCTACAACTCTGCAATACCTATTGCATTTGTTCATCCGTATGGTTTAACAACTCAGTTTTCATCACAGGCACCTCCTGTATACGTCCCTCCAATTCCTCCGTTGTATACAAACGTAGGAATATATCAGCAATATATCAGTAATGTTATAACCGCCGGAACTGGAGCTGATGTTACATTTGTGGGTTATGGTCAAGTTCAGAACATCACTCAATTTTCGTTTCAACGAGACGTTGGCGTTGTATTAATTCAAGCAAAAAGAAATTCTGTAAATCAAGCTATTTACACTCGCCATCCTAATTGGTATTTCCCTTTTACTATTGGAAATTCGTTTACTGTAACTGGATTTTCAAACGCAACGCTAAATGGAACATTTGTAGTTGTATCGTTTCCTTCAATCAACGAGGTGTTGTGTGTTAATGTTGGGCCTACGACGACTGTTCAGATTAATGGATTTGAAAGGTTAGCTGGAAATGCAATTTACGATACTGCAACTCCGCACGGTTTCGTGGGCGGAGAAAACGTCCTGATTCAAGGTCTTTCCGATGCGTCGTTTAACGGGACGTTTGTCGTAAATGGATATCCAAGCCCGGTTCAGTTTACTTGCGCTAACCCTGGAACCAACATTGGACCAATTCCAGACTTAGGCACCGTTGACCTGCTCCAAAACGGCCGCGCATGGTCCGCTCCAGATGTCCTCCTAACACCGCAAGTAAACGCTGGCGCAAACTCGGTCTACACTATTGCTGGCATTAACCACACAGGAGAGAACGCACTGATTCAAGATTGCGAGTTCTACGATTTTGGGAACGGGACGTTGAACCAAGAATCATTTGTGGTTAAAACATTCCTCCCAATGACGGTGGAGGATGGAACGCCAGGAGCCAAAGTTCTAAGAAATAAGTTCGGATACGAAGGCAGCAACTCGGTTCAAGGAACACTTTACGTTGGAAACGCAGAGGCTGTTACGGAGGTTGTGGTTGGCGGATATTCATCAATAGTAGATCCGATTAATATCATATCAAGATCGGCCGGAATTGCTACATACACCTGCGTGATGAAGCACACGTTGAGGGTGGGTGATGTAGTGGTGGTAAGCGGTTTTTCAGACGCGACATTCAACGGCACATACACCGTTCTTACCATACCAGATCAGTATAAATTTACAGCTGCAAACGCTAACCCAAACGTCCTCCCTGGCCTGTACCGAGATGGCACAGTAATGATGCTTCGCAGCCGGCGCATCTTTGCATCGGATTGTGTCGTAGAAGAAAACAAATTTATATCTGGACCGAATAGACCGGATGCTCAAAGCCCGCTACACGCAGTGACGGTGAGGGAAACGGTTGATGCAGAGGTAAGGTACAACAATTTCAATGGTTATATTGGAACTTGTTTCTACGTTGATTCGTTTTTTCATAAAGGAACCCACCTACACCACAATGAAGCGTTGAATGTTAGTTCTTTTATTGCGCTGCAAACTGTAGATTATTACGCACTAAATAACGCCCAGTTTTATTCCCCGTTTACAGCGGCGCATAAGAACATGGTAATTGAAAACAACGACGTTTTGTTGTCTGGGCCTGATTCATGGTATTACCAGCCAGCCTATCCTCCGATCAACGCTCCGTTTCTTATTAACAACCACGATGTAGATAAGTCTGCTTTTTACTATCCAACGGATTATCAAATTCCTGTTACATCAGCGACGCGCCTTACTGGCGTAACGACGTTTACAACGGCTTCAGCGCACGAGCTTCAACCTGGTTTTAAGGTGACGATTCTGAAAACCGTCATCGGAAGCTTCATTGGAAAATTCACGGTTATAGCCACTCCGACTACCACGACTTTCACCGTCTTAAATCCAGGCGTAAACGAAAGCACCACTGGAGGGCTTCTGGGAATTGATAGCCCGGTAGACTTTCCTTGGGAAATCCAACCCATCGGATTTCAGCGCACCGCAGGGGTGGCCACGTACACGACGAACAAGGCGCACCAGATGGTCGTTGGATACCACGCAACCGTTGAGGGGCTCAGCGATGTTTCGTTCAACGACGAGGTGATCGTGACTGGGATTCCTACGCTGACGACGTTTACCTGCGCGAGTCCTGGCCCCAATGTCGCGTTCACATCATCAACCGGGAACTTCCTAAGGTACGTCGAGAACATCCAGATTGGATGCAACACGGTGCGCCGCTTGAGTGGAGACCCGCTGGTGATCAACAACGGTGGCAGGTTCGCGACCTTTTTCATTAGCGGAAGATCATCGGGATGCGTTGCGCCGCTGAACCAATTCTTCTATTTCGATTGTCCGGAGGCTTGTTTGGCGCTTGAATGCGACCCAGGCCCGTGTAAGCCAAACGACTACCTTTACCGCATCTAGCCATGCCAACCGTTGATATTTCAGCCGGCACACTGCCGCCACCAACCTGCTACGCCTCCGAACAGGATCGCCTCGACGCTTACGCCGCCGCGTTGATTGCCAACATCAACACCGGGGCAGAGTGGTCCACGTCTCAGGTTGTGCCAGGCAACACTGGGCTGTACTGGCTTCGCACCGACATCAGCAATCGCCCAGTTGAGGTGATGAAGTTTTCGGCTGTTGCCGGAGATTCCGCGTTCATTCGACTGTCGAGCGAAGTTGTGTTTGCTGGCACCTCTACCGGCGCCGCTGGAGTTTACGCAGTCATAAACTCGCCGCCATATCCAAGCCCAGGGTCCGCTTATCGGACCGGACAGATTTACACCTTCCTCGCGAACCATACCAACACTGCCGGATGTACGTTGAACGTCGATGGCCAGGGTGCTAAGACGATTACGAAGGACGGCACGGTGGCACTGATAGCGAATGACATCTTGATTGGGCAGGTGGTTTCAGTGCTGTACGACGGGGTGAATTTCCAGTTGCTTACGCAGAAGCGGGATTTTACACGGCTGAGTTTAAAGCAGTTTTTGACCTATGCGTCAGCACCAATACCAATCGTTCAGAATGGCGATTTAATGCCGTTCAACCACGGTTTTGGCGCGATGCCGTTCATGGTTAGAGCGGTTTTAATTCGCGCAACTGGATTGCCGGGAACATACACTAGATTCACTGATAGTCTACCAACCCCTACGGTTTTTTTTGATTGGTACGAAGGACAAGAAGTGGATTGTTTACATTTCGTATGTAATAGATCAACGAATCTTCCCGCGTTTAAATATCTTTGCGATCCAGGTCAAATTAATGTTCAAGCGGTGGCGTTCAATACATCACTTGGTGGCATTATTTTTCCTTACATGACTTCTCCGCTTGGAACCTCAAGTAACGCGTCAGATTACAGGATCAAAGTCTACGCCACAGCACTAAACCCGGCTTACGTCCCATGAGAAAAACCCTCGCCCAAGCCAAGAACTCCACGATCCCGCAGGCAGTCGGTCTGGCCACCTGCGACGAGCGTTTCGTCCAGCTGCTCAACGAGGCTCAGGCTCGTTTGGCGGACATGGGTAAGTGGTGGGGTACGTACAAGAAGCTGCGTGTCTGCGTCACCGCCGGCTGCATCACCTGGCCTCGCGAGGTCAAGACGATTGAGGCGATGAACCTCTGCGGCTACAACATCCCCATCCAGAACCAGTGGTACGAGTTCCAGACGGACACCCGGGCACCGCGCACCGGATGCGGCCGGGAAGGATGCGAGCAAGACCAGCTGCTAGATCGCGGCATGGTGACGCAGTTTCGCGACTCGGTTGGCAACTGCTACCTCAGGGTGACACCACAGCTAGCAGCCGATGCCGGTAAGCGCGTTCTTTTGCAGGGGCTTGATTTCAATGGAATCCCAATCCGCACACTGGACTCGGTCACTGGAGAATACGTCTGGGGCGAGTACGTCACGCTTCCAAACCCTTCCATCTCGGCCTACGTCCAGACAAGCAAGCTATTCAAGCAGCCAGGTCTGACTGGCGCCCAAAAGCCGTTGACTCAAGGGAGCCTGACGATTCTGGCGTACAACCCGACAACCCTTCTACAAACAGAGGTTGCAGTCTGGGGCCCAAGCGAGCAGAACCCTGAGTATCGTCGCACCTACCTTGTCGGTATGCCCGAGGTGTGCGGTGGCGCCAACTCGTGCAGCACCACCCAAGACAACTGCTGCATCGACAACGGAGACGGCTGCGTGCCAGCAGACGAGGCTTGCACCAACACGGTCGTGGAAGCGATCGTTCGTCTGGACTTCATTCCAGCGATCGTTGATTCAGACTGGCTGTTTATCGGGAACCTCCAGGCGATCAAGCACATGATGAAGGCGATCCAGAAGGAAGACCGGAATCAGTACACCGAGGCTGAGCGCGAGATCCAGCTAGCACTGCGGTCGCTTCGGAATGAGCTTGAGGCGTACAGCCCCAACGAGCGCAGCGTAATCAACGTGCAGCCGTTCGGGTCCGCGAAGATTCAATTTCGGTTTGGTGGATTCATATGATGACCCTGATTACCGAAGAGCTTCCAGTAGCGACGCAGCCGGTGACGTGGCTCGACATCCTGACGGATGAAACTATCACGTTCGACGATCGTCTGGACAGATGGGAAGCGTTTGTGGCGAATCTTCCTCAACAGGAGTGTCCGCTAAAACACACGTTCCCAGAGGGGATGTACGTGCGTGAAATCTTCATGCCGGCTGGGTCAATCGTAACCAGTCGCATCCATAAGTTCGACAACCCGTTCTTCATCACCAAAGGCAGGGTCACGGTCATTAGCGAGAACGAAGGTCTAGTCACCTACGTAGCGCCGTATTCTGGCATCACGAAGCCAGGAACCCGCCGTGTGCTGTTTATCCATGAAGATACCACTTGGACGACGGTCCACTTAAACCCCAGCAATAAGACGGATCACGAAGACATCCTGAACGACATTGCGTCCGTGAGGGAAAATCAATACTTACTATGTCAATATTCGCATCAGCAGTTGGGCCAGTAATCGCAGGCGGAATTGTGTCGGCAGGGATTGGTGCCGGTATGTCGGCATCGTCTGCCAGCGCAGCACGCCGGCAAGGCCGTGACGCCGCTAACCTCCCGGGAATCAACATTGGCTCAGTGATGGGAGAATCCTCCCTAAACGCGCCTCGTGCCCGTGAAATGGAGGCTGAGCGAAATGCGATTAGTCGCGCCCAGCTGCTGGAGTCACTCGGCATTCAGATTCCTGGTTATCAGGAAGGCCAAGCTCAGCGCACGCAGAACGCGCTAGCGCTGCTTCGAGGAGAACTACCACCTGATGTCGCGGCGCAGATTCAACGTAGAGCGGCCAGTCAAGCTCTTGAGAAAGGGTTTGCCGGAAGTGGAGCCGGGAAGAATTTGGTTCTTCGAGACCTTGGTCGGGGTTCTTATGAAGCCGCAAGACTCGGTGAACAACAATTCGCCAACATAATCGGAACCACACCAATGGCACCGCTAGCCAACTACGAGTTCACTCCGCAACAGATAGCAGCCCTGCGAGGCGGTGAGCGTGGCGCCCAGCAACAGGCGCTGCTTGGTGTTGCCGGTATGCCGAGCGCAACTGGAGTTGCTGGTCAGGCATTCGGATCGCTTGGATCAGGGTTAACCAACCTTGGATTCGCGCAGCTGGGGGCGCAAACTCGCGCTAATGCTGGCACAGGTGGTGATTGGAATTATTCAACTGGAATGCCGACAGGTTACGGTCGCCAAGGACTAAGCTAAAATTTTATGGCAAACCCCTTCTCAGGACTCGAAAACATCGGGCAGTCGTACCTCCAAGGCGTGCAGCTGGCGAATCAACGCCAGGCCAGGGAGGAAGCAACAGCGCAGCGTGCTGAAGAGACGCGGATGCGAGGGCAGTATTATCAGGATCTGGTTGACCAGCGGCGAGAGGCGGCGGCGTTGGCGGCAACAGGGCGCGCGGATGAGTTAAAACGGCGAACTGACGCAGACGTGTTAGCAGCAAAGCAGCGTGACGACACGCTGGGACTTAAATTTGGAAAAAGCCTTGTCCGTGATGCAAAAGGAAACATTGACCTGATTGCATCTGCCGCCAAATTAGAAGAATCTGAAAGTCAAAACATATTTAACGAGACCGCTGGATTAGCCGCAGCCCTTGGAAAACCACTAGAGGGAATTGACCCTAATATCCTTAAATCCAAATCATATCAGAGGGGCGTGGCGCTAGGGATGGTGGAAAATCTGAAGAACGATATCGCGCTTCAAAAGGTTCTGGCGTCGCAAGGGGGGATGTTACTGCAACCGAAAGCGATACCGGCAGATCTTGAGCCAGCAATCAGTGGGCCGTCACAAGACACTGAGTTAAACGTGTTGAATGAGATTAGGCAAACACAAGGTGTCCCTGAAACTTTAGTTCAACCGCCTGCAAGGACTTCTCTTAAAAAACCTCCAGAAGGATATCAATATATTGACATTGGAGGAGGCAAAACAGCCCTTATAAAGATACCTAAAGCAACGAAGTCAGATCGGCCGGTTTTCGTTAAAACCGTCAAGGTGAAAGATGCTGAAGGAAACGAAACTGAAATGAAGTACACAAAGGAGGAGGTAGATGCTGGACTTGATAGGCTTGTTGCGCCTCCCGGTTTACCTTCCGCAACAAATGCGGCCCCCGCGCTTGAGGTAAAAGGAGTCTGGAAACGAGATCCGATCAACGGCAAACTTGTCCTCACTAAATAAGTCATGCCTAAGCTCATTGATATCCAGGACATCGGCCTGATCGAGGTTCCCGATGATGCCACTGACCAAGAGCTTCAAGAGCTTGTTGATTCTATTGATCAAGGCGCGCTGCCCGCTGCTGGCAACGCCCTCATGCGCGAAGGTGGCCGCATGGTCGGTGGAGGTATGATGGGCCTGACGCGTGTAGGCCTCGAAGAGCCAGCGCCATTAATCTCAGCAGCACAGGCTGAAAGCCCAGCTGCGATGGCGGCCTACGAACGTAGGCAGGCAGCCTGGGAAAAGCGCGTCAAGGAGGTGTCGCCGGAGGAAACCATGGCTCGTGCAGCGATGCTTGAGGCCAGCCCGACATTCCAGATGGGCAAGGCGCTTCAAGAGGGCGCAAGAGAAGCATTCCCAGTCAATCCCCTTCGAGAAGATGATTTTCTCACCCAGGTCGCCAGCGGACTAGGGTCACTTCCTGTGTCGATAGTGCCTGGTGTCGGGCAAGCGGCTTACGCATTCAGCACCGCAGAAGATGCGGCTCAACGCGCTGGCCAGTTTTACGACGCCAAGATCGCGCAGGCATTGGCTGAAGGGAACATAACAGAGGTCAATCGCCTACAAGCTGAAAAGCCTACCAAACAGTACCAAGCGGCTTTTTACACTGCGCCGATTGGTGGGCTTACGGAGCGAGCTATCGGAGCGGTGCCGGCAATCAATCAGGCGATAGCGGGCAAGGCAGGAAAAAACCTCCTAGAAGATATCTTAAAACCGTTGGTCGGAGAAGCTGGTCAGGAGGGGTCAGAGCAATGGCTTGGCAACGCAGTCGCCAGGAAGACTTACAACCCCGATCAGAAACTAAGCGAAGGCGTTTATGATTCGACTTCAGTCGGCGGAACGGTAGGTGGCCTGGTTGGATTAGTGACTGGCGGAGCAGGCCGTTATGGACGAGTTCGTAGGATGGGCCAGATCCAGGAGCAACGCCTTGTCGAAGGGCCTGCACCTGGAGGGCAGCGCCTTCAGGAAATCATCGACCGCCAAGCAGCCGGCGTCGCTGCTATCGGCGGCGATCCCAACCTCCCACTCCCCAACGCCACCGCCACCCTTGCTGGCATCAACTCCGGCGGCGCGCCTTCTGGACCGATTAAGCTCGTACCTCCAGGTAGGGCTGTTGTGCCGGCAGATGAAGAAGCCAAGATTCCAGACATGGCTCTGGAGACCGACGTAGCTGATGAGGAGACCCCAGTCGAAGTTACCGCTGTTGCTCCTGAGACGGTCGCTGCCTCCGAGACATCGGTCTCTGCTACTCCCACCGAAGTCCAGCCGCTGACGGTTGAGGAGACTCAGGAATTTCTCTCAATCGTTGACGCCATCGGAGAAGGCTCAGTCACTGATGTTCTCCTTACTGATGAAGAGTTGATTCGTTTCGAGGGTTTTGTTGGCCGTATTCGCCAGCTGCAAGATGCTGGGTTTCAGTTCGATGAGACCACGGGGTGGACTAAGCCTGAAGCTGCGGCGACCCCCGCCGTGGCAGAAACGCCAGCCGTGGCAGAAACGCCTACTGCGCCACAGGAGCCAACCCCGTTCCAGGTGGCGCCTGATTTCCGGTACACGATCACGGAGGCTCCGAATTACGGGTTTAGCCCGCTTTTATACAAAGACGCGGACTTCGAGCTGGAGAGACTTCAAACACAAGCGGAACGAGGTCGTCTAACTGCGGAAGGATTTGCCCAATCCGAAATCGGAATGCGGATGGATAGCGGCCAGATGAGCGGTGTTAACAGCGGTCTAAAGTTAGATCCCGTCGGGACCATTAAAGCCTTGAGGGCCGCGCTGGTTCCTGCGCCGGCGGCGACTCCCGCTGCACCTAAACCTGCGCCCGCCGCGCCCGCGCCTAAGCCCCCCGCCCCCGCACCCCGCCCCGCCCCTGCTGCTACCCCCGCAATCGCCAACCAAAACGTTAGCCACGGGAAGTACGCCGCCCTCTTAGTCAAAGACCTCTTCGCGCAACAGCCGGACTACGCTATGTGGTTGGTCCGAAGCACCAGGAGCGCCGCCCTTGGGTCGCGCTCGCGCCAAGTTGGCGACTACATTAACTCACTGCCGGAATACCAGAACGCGGTCACAGAAGAGAGAGCGAAAGCCGAAGCAATCCTTACCGATGAAAACCAATCCTTCCTCACTGGCCTCAAGATTAACGCCCGGCAGAACCCAGATGGTAGCATCACCCTCCGGGGTAAGACTTACGACCGCAAAGAAGAACTTACCAATGCCGGCGGACGATATTCCCAAATCGGGAATGACAAGTTCTACACGATCTCTGCCGCCGGTCTTGGGCAGTTTATCGAGCGATCAAGAGCTGATTCGGGAGCTGCTGGCGGACAAAGAAGTAGTGGCCCGGCTTATTCCCGTGATGTTGAACTCCGAAAACTCCGAGAGAATGCGGACAACCGGCCCGACCGAAGCGGATTGGACGGAGGCGTTGACAAGTATCTTGACGTAGGAACTCAGGAGCTTATCCGCCAAGGCGAAGAGTTTGGCATCCCGAGAGAAGTTGGAGATGAGCAGATTGAAGACGCGGCCATGATAGTGCGAGCGTTTGCGGAACGAGACACCCGGCCGTTCTTCATGCTTTCCAGCGCACCTGGAACCGGAAAGACCTTCGTGTTGGGGGCTGCTATTCGCGAGATAAAGGATAATTATTTCGCCCGCAAGATCATCTACGTGACCCTCAATCAAGGGTTGATTAAGCAGATCAAACAGGATCTCAAGGCTTACAATATCGGCCCCGTGAAGTTTATCACCTACTCGGAGATGAAGGATCTCCAAGCGGAAGACTCAGACGTGATAATCTTCGACGAAGCGCACGCGATCAAGAACCTGGCTGGAAGCGGATCAGAGCAGGCCAAGAAGGCTCAAGAGTGGATTCTTAAGACCAAGTTCCCGATCTTCTCAACCGCGACGCCGTTCGAGAACCCGACTCAGACGGCCTACCTACTGAACACTGGAATCTTTGATTCGTTCAACGGTGATTACAAACAGTTCGCTCTTGCGTACGGTGCGACACCGAGTAGGGACAGCGGAGGAAACATCGTCCGAACCATTTGGTTCCCAACTAAAACCAACGAGCAGGATCAAATTGCGGCGAGAAATTTCTTCCGCAAGGAAGGTATCTTCACGGCTCGAAAGACCCGACTGCCAGCAAGCCAAGTTGATTCGCGCCTGGTGCCCATCAAAGGGGATGAAGAATGGACCAACACCTACAATGCGTTTGCGGCTGAAGCCGAGGCTCAAAAGGGCTCCCTCGATGGCACTGAAAAGATGTGGATCATCAACTACAAGAAGCGCCTGCTGGAAGCGTCTAAGATCAAGAACGCAATCAGCGAAGCACGCCGGGCCCTCAGTGCCGGAAGATGGCCGATCATATTCGTTGAGACCAAGGCAGAGAGAAGCATCGACATTCAAGAGCAGCTGAGGCTCCAGGAGCAATTCAAGCGAGCCAAAGCCATAGCAGAGAGGACGGGAGGCGAAAAGCCGAAGCGTTCGGATTACCAAGGGTTGCTGTCAGACGGCATAATTAACGTGCTGGAAGCGACGATGGAGCGAATTGACACCACTGTAATTTCGATACCGTCCGCTGAAGACGTGATCAAAAACGAGATTGGCGCCAACGATGTCGCAATCTTCACGGGTTCGGTGACAGATGCGCGGGCCCAGAAGAATCTCGAACTCTGGCGCGGCGACAAGCCTATGGTCCTGGTCGCCACGATGGCTAAGGGCGGCACAGGGCTATCGTTACACGACAAGACTGGAACGCACCCGACAACCCAGATCAACGTCAACTTGCCGTGGACCGCATCTCAGGTGGAGCAGGTGTCGCTGCGGTCTGCGCGCTACGGACTCAGAGGTAAAGCCCAGATGATGTGGCTCTTCGCGGACAACATTCCGTTTGAGCGCGAACTGGCGACCCGAGTTGGTGGCCGCATGAGGGACATGGGCGCGCTGGTTCAAGGAGAGGTGGGAGCTACCGCTACCAACATTAAGAACTTCAATTTCGAGGATGAGTCGTTCTCAGGGGCTAATGCTGCCGAGGCGGCCAAGAAGGACCTGACGAAGAAGGAGCCGACGCCTCCGGTGGCACCCACACCTCCTGTTGTCCCCACACCTCCAGCTACACCTGCCGCTCCTAAGAAGCGCTACAAAGCCCGCGCGTGGGCGTTCAAAGGAGACATCCTTGATGACATTATTGCTCTCGGTGGCGTCATGTCTAAAACGCAGGCCAACAATGAAGGACGCCTAAATAGGATCAGAGACCTCTACGACGACGCTCCAAAACTGGATGCGTACTTCAATAAAATCTTCGCAGGAAGGTCGCGCGGAACAACAAGCCGGAATCTGCCAGACGTACTCCTCCAGGAGCTTGCCATGCAAAACCCCGGTAAGTATGGGGACATGAGCGTGTCTGAGTTCTGGGATGAAGTTAAGAAGGCAGCACGCGGTCGCAAAGGAGACGTCGCTGCTGCTAAAGAGGAAACTAAGGCAGCGGAAGCCGGCGCCAAAGAAGCGATGGGTCTCGATGCGTTCTTACAGGCGCAGGATGATGCGTTCGTTGATGCTCAAACTGAGGGGATGCAGAATGCTGGAGAACCAGATGGACCTATTCAAATATCAGTTGGAAGCCTTGCGCTTGGAGACAAGTTCTCGGTTCAAGGCGAGCAATTCGAGGTTACAGTTGTTACTCCAGATGGAGGTTACACGATTCGCGATGGCGATAAATTTGGAGCTCAGCAACTGACGGAATACGACACGATCTTCGTGGATGAACCTCCTGATCGCGGAGGCGGAGATGCGTTTGAATTTCCTACCGAAGGGCCGGCTGCGCCCGCCGAACGCAAACCCCGCCTTACAGCTAAAGAAAACCAGGGTGATCTGATTACCAGCACGCAATCCGAACAGGTTACCCTGCTTGGAGAGGAAGGCATCGACCTGGAGGCTCGCAGAGAAAAGGCTCAAGCTGAAGCCCGCGCCGCTGCTGAAGCTAAGGCTGCCCAGGATAAGGCGCAGATGAATCTCTTTGACGAAAGTCCGATTCAACGGGCCGGCAAATCAGCGATTGATGCCATTGATCAGATCACTAGGAACATCGACGAAAATCAATACTCGGATCCGTTGCTTTTAACGCCGCTGGCGAAGCTGGCCCTTCAGATCGCCAAGGGGTTGATTCACACCGGCATGGCTGTGGATCGCGCAATTCGCCAGGCGGTTGCACAGGCACGGCAAAGTTACCCAAATGACCCTGTCAATGATGCCGAGTTGTCTAACCGGCTGATTAGCCTCATGCCAGATCAACCGTCTCAAGACGTCTCCTCAGCCGACACTTCACTGGCCCAGATCCCCGCAGTCTTTAAGAGTAAGATCTTCGTTCCTCGCGGCAAAAACCTGGACATTGGTGCCGGTAAGTTCGACCTCGGGAAGCAGTACCTTGAGAGCGAGCGGGGTGTCACGGAGAGTGTTCCGTTTGATCCGTTCAATCGAAGCGTTGAATCCAATCGTGCAGCTGTCAATCGGTTGCAGTCAGGCGAGCGATTTGGAACCACGACCGTCCCTAACGTATTGAATGTCGTTGCTGAGGCTCCCGCTAGAGACAATGTCATTCTTCAGGCTGCTCAGGCGCTTGAGCCCAACGGAGTTGCCTACTTCCAAATTTACGAGGGTGACCGATCTGGCAATGGCCGCAGAACATCCAAAGGATTCCAGAACAACAAGAAGACATCCGACTACGTTGCTGAGGTTCGTAAGCACTTTGGAGACGTGCGGACCTCTGGAAACATTATCGTTGCAAGCAATCCAAAGGCTTCTGGAAGGGTTTCGTTTTGGCAGCTGTCGTCAGATCCAAGTGGGCCTACAGTACGCCTCACCCCCTCTTTCGATGACCTCAGCGACGCCGTCGCCGAAGTCTCCGACGCTATCGCCCAGTTCGTCGAGTCTATCACTCCCAAGGCTGGCATCACTGAAGGCCCGACGCCCGAGGATTCTGCGCGCCGGGTTCTTGAAACCCTTACCAATCTGGCGTCCAAAGCAATCCTCTCCGGCATCCAGAGCGCCTCACGATGGGCGACCAGCCTGCAAATGAAGCTCAGTCCGGCGTTGCAGTACGCTTGGGACCGCGCTCAAGGATCTACGGTCGAGCCCACACCAGAGGTTATCGCTGATGTAGCCACCTTGCCGGAGCGTGCGAATAGCAGCGACTTCGGTGTGATCTACAGTACGCCCGGCAAGCCTGTAACCACCAAGCGTGGCGCATACGAGGACACTGTCGCCGGCCGACGGTCTAGGACTCCTGAGGTTGTAAACGCTGGTATCCAGCTGGCGGTTGATGCGTTCAACGAGGCGGGTGTAAAGTTCCGCCAAGTGGGAGACACCCTCTTCGCGCCTGTCGATGGGGTTGACCAGGAGGCGGCTGGAAGAAAGCTGATCGAGGTCGCCAAAAAGAAGATCGCCAAGGCCAAGGCCGATGGCCGCAGCGATACCATCGCAGAACTAATCCAGTCGCTCCGCAACCACTTCGGCGCATCCGAGGCATTCAGCCCTGATACCCGAGATGAACTCTACCTGATCGGTCAGTCTGAGGCGTCCCAGTTTGGTATTAACCTGGCGAGCCTGAGGGCGTCCGTGAAGGACTTCGTGGCCATGGCTCGCAATGTGCGCGGATTCCTTACATCAGCCATCTACGACAGCTTCAACGGTGAGAGCGTCAAGGGTGTGATGGACAAGATCATGACCGAGTTCCGTGGTCAGTTTACCGAGGCCGATATCCAGAAGATCGTTGGCGAGAAGCCTGACCTCCGGGAGATGCTGAATCGGTTTGGAGTCCTGGCACTGGCCGATACCGGTGGCCGCGTTTACCGCACTGTCCAGGCGCGCCTGACTACCAAGAAGCCGAAAACTCAGAAGGAGAAACAGGAACGCGAGATTGAGAATGAAGCTATCGAGCAGATCATCCAGAACGCGCGGATGCTTGGGGTTACCGAGCCTCCCCAGCCTCCGAATCGAAAGCTCACGGCCGACGAGCGCCTAGCGCTGATGACCAAGCCTGCGACCCAGGCCAAGGTCCAGAAGGCTACCGAGGACGCCGTCAAGCAGGCTGAGTTCAACGCCGGATGGGCGGTTATGATGGCTAGCGCAGCCGGCAACGAAGAGCTTCGCGCTCAGTACCAGGAAGCCATGGACGCCAAAGAAGAGCCCGATCCAGAGGCGATCGAGGAGGGTCTCGACCTCCCGAAGTACGCCCACTGGCGCACGATCCGCGACGGGTTCCTGAACTACTCGCCGACCACCCTGAAACTTGCCCAGGACGTAATCCGTGGCCGGTTCAAGGGGACACAGTTCGGGCCAAAGAAGGTTGCCCCTGCGGCGCCTGCCAAGATCAACCTCGTTCGCCTGGTGCAGTCTCCCAATGCCGAGATGAGCCGCGTGATCGGAGAGCAGCTGGCCGCCATCGAAGGAGTGATGGACCTGGCCGGCGCGTCCCCCGAGGC